TGTACTTTCATCTGCATATATATCTAATGCTGAAGATATAATTGGGTCCATATCCATACCTTCATAATCTGTATATAATTCTACTCTATTTTGATGATAATTTGCTGTATTATTATATGTGCTCCAGCCTGGGTTTTTTGTATGAATTCCTGAAAACCGATCAATGTATTTTGTCTGTCTCATGTTACCCATTGATTGTAACTTATTTGAATCTACAACTTGTAGTCTCTTTTTACCAATTCTACGAACTATTACATTCGTTGAAAAAAGTCTTCTAAGTCTAGATCTTAATGATTTGTTTGCCATAATTTTCTACTTTTATATAAATATGATTGTACTATAAAAGCCAGGTTAAATCGTCGTTGTCTTTATCTCCACTCTTCCAATCCCATCCTGAACCTTTTAAGTCTGTTTTTGTTGAATATACTCCTTCTGATGTCTTTCCTATACCGCCTAATGATTTTCTATTTAAATCCATACCTTGTTGATGAAGTCTTAATGCTGTATCTCTCATCCATAATCCTGTTGCAAATGACATTACTAAATCATCATTATAGCCCCTTGCAGCTTCTGCTCTATGCCCTAACCAAATAAATGTAAATAATTCATCTACTAATCTTTTTGAATGAACCAATGGTGTTTTATCTCTAAAATATGTTTCTAATTTAGATATTACTAATGGACGAGTTCTTGATGTCATTGAAAATCCAGGAACTTTTTGTGATTTCTTTTTTAAATCATATCCTTTCTTCAAGTGTATTTCCTCATCTAAGTATCCATCTTGTTTATAAGAATAGTATAGATTTTGGTATCCTTTGTCTAATGCTACCTGAATGGATGCCCATCCTATATTTGCATTTTCAATAACTAGTAATGCATTATTATATTCTGTTGCAACTGATATTAACATATTACCATATTCGGTAGTTCCTATTTTACCTCTATATTCTGCAACTTGTTTACATTGTTCTGTATCAAATACATGGAATGCAGAGTAATCAGTTGAATCTCCTCTTGCAACGTCAGCTACAACCATATATGATTTTGAATAATTTGGATATTCCCATATCCAATAATTTCCATCCATTCCTCGCTTTTCAATTGGATCTTTAACATATGTTTCCTGATACCATTGTAGTATTTCTCCATCTACTACTGTATGTCCAGATGATATAAAATCACAGTCACATTCTTGAGCGGCCATTTTCTCACCTAACAATTCTGTTTGTTTATCTCGCCAAGCTTGATCTCTATCTGGATGTACTGTCCAATGTAATGATATATTATTAAATTCTCCGCCTGCAGTTGCTTCTACCCATTGTTTATGAAACCAATTACCAACTCCATTAGGTGTAGATAATGCAATACAATCTCCACCAGTTGCTAATGTTTGTTGAGCGGCTGTCCATATATCATCAATTTTATCAATAAATGCTGCTTCATCAAATATCAATAATGATAATGCTTCAGATCTACCTGCATCACCTTTTGATGATATGGCCTTTATTTGCGACCCATTACTTAATCTTAATGAAAGTTTATTATCTTCAGCAACTGCCCCCTTTAACCATTTAGGTAAGTTTTCATGCATTACTCTAACCTTTGTTACAAGGTTCTTTGCAACATCTTGTTTAGTTGCAATTACTAGACAGTTAAAATCTGCCTTAAATAACATTTTCCATAATGCATATCCGGCTGTTAAAGTTGAAATTCCTAACTGTCTAGACTTAAGAATAATATTATATCTATTTTGAGATATCTGTGTTAATGATTCTTCTTGGAATGGATACAGATTAAAATATATTTTTCCTTGAGTAGGATGTTGAATTATACAGTATTTACGCATAAAGTGTATAGGATCTTGTACACACTTCTTATATTCATCGCGTATGATTTCTTTTAATGTTTTCTTTACTGACATAGTATTTTAATATAATAAATTATCTACAGAAAAACAAGAAAAAGAATGATTATTTTTTCTTTGTCTTTTCAAGTGATCTACCACCAAAATAAGCACCAATTACTGTAATAAGTACTAATTGTAAAAGGTCCGTCCATTTATCTTCTACTACAAATTTAATTGTTCCTGCATCAATAAAAATTAATAATACTGTACATACTACTAAAAATATTAATACTAATGGTCTTACATTTTTACTTAACCAAGAATCTGAATTCATATCAGCTGACCATCTGTCTGTGATATTCTTTTCCATTGCCGCCTCATGGTTGGCAATTAATTCTTTCATTTTTCTTTTTGCTTCTAATTTTTCTTCTTTCGAGGTTGTTAGATTATCAAGTACACCACCAACTGATTCTACTAGTTCTCCGGCTCCACCTGAAAATAATTTTCCTAATCCAAATCCCATAATGTTATTCTCCTTTTAATTCTGATAATATTTGTTCTTTATATTCTTTATATTTTTGCAATACAGTTTCTTTAAATTTTTCTTTACTCATTGCAGCATCAAACGTTTCAATATCTCCATCAGCATTTTGTACTTGTCGAATAGCTTCTGTCATCATCTTTTCTAATCCTTTAACATCTTCATCAGCATCTTTAAAGAACGATTCAGCATTTTTTAACATTCTATCACGTTTGTAATTTTCCCATGCATCTTTATCATTCCTCAGGTTAGTTTCAAATTTAACAACACAATCAAAACATTGTTTATGTGTTATCCAAAACTTTTCATTTAATCGTTTTTCTGATGTATGAGTATTCTTTCCACAGTTTGGACAAGTATCTGGCATTTGAAATTGTTTTTGTACTTGTCTTACTAAATAACCATTTTCGGATTCACGTGATTTAAATCCATTATTTTGAGTAACTCGAGTTCTATTTCCATTTGGATCTGTTTCAATCCAAATCTTAGGTTTTCCGTCTTCAAATTGTTCAATAACATCTTCCTTTTTTATTTCAGATTTTGTATTTCCAAAATAATGAGACTTTCTTGTTTGTGATTTATGCGTTCCAGATAACATATCTTGGATCGCCTTCACGTTCTTTAACTTACTCATATAACCTTTTTTTTTAATTAAACTTCTTGATCCCTACCAGATCTTTTTGCAGCTGCTTTCATCTTTACCAATTGACTTCTTAGTTGAGCCACTTTATTAATTGGTAAACCTACTTCATCTGCAAATCTTGCAATGGCTTGAGCTTTTTCAATATCTGTTTTCAACATATTTAAAAATCTAGATAATCCTTTTCTTTCTAAATATTGAAAAATTCTAGACACTTTTTGTCTTTCAGATCCACCTAAACCAGAACCATACTTTGATGGAGCTTCTTTAAGTGTTCTACGAATTTCAGTTCTTATTGCTTTTCTTAAATTTTCTTCGTTCATGGTTATTCCCTATTTTTTATATAAATATGCTACTTATCGCCAAGTCCGCCTATTCCTAACAATTGATTGATAGGAGCAAATAAACCTGTTAATTTATATGTTTTTCCTTTATATACAAATACTATACCCTCTGTTGGCACTAATTTTTCAAATCCACCTAAATCTTCAATACGTTTTAATTCAAACTTTAATTTGTCAAGTGACGCTAAATCCTTAGATTTCTGTATGACTTTGATTTTTGCAGCTATCCGCCTTTTCATATCCTTTATTGCATCTGTAGGAACAATTGATAAATAATCTGATATATTATGTAGTATTTCAACTCCTAATTCTAAAAAGATTTTTTCAAAATTATATACATTTTGTTTGTTTTGTTGTTTAAAATTTTGTTTATCAAATTCTTTAGCTTTTTGTAATATTTCTGGATCAGGTATATTTTTTGAATTCATTCTAAATGATTTATCAAAATATGCCCATCTTTTTAATAATCCTAATTTTATATCATCTGTTGCATTAGGTATTATTTGATTTATTCTTACTTCCCACCATTTTTGATGCCACATTATTAATTCATCTGAATCCTTTAATTTGAATTGAGATTGTAAGGATGTTACTTGATCTATAAAATATTTTTCCTTTTCTTCAAAATCAGGTAATTGTTTTGTAGTTAGAATTTTAGGTGGAATTATTTCAAATCGCTTTTGTATATTTGCATTAACATTGGCTATTGTTTTTTGTAATAATGGTGCATATTCAGGATATGAATCAACTTTAACTGCTAATTCTAAATCATATTCATCTACTCCATGAAATTGTATATATGCCTTTGGTCCATACATTATAACATTTTGAGTTCCTGGGTATATAATTTCCATGTTTAAAAATCTTGAACCGTTTTGAAATATTTCAAATAATTTATCTTTTGGTACTCTTAATAATGCGCGTTCTAAATCTTCCATTGCAAATGTAAAAGCTTTTTCTATTTCACCTCTACCTGCAAATTTCATTCTAACAGCATCAATATCCATTGGATTCTTAATTGTAGTTTTGTTTCTTGCTGCTCCAAGTTTACCATCTTTAAAAGTAACTAATAAATTTTGTCCGTCTGTTTTTTCTTGAACTCCAGATTCAATATTTAATTTACCTTCTAATGATAATCGTATCATTTGTTTCATATCCGCAAATGTAATATCTCTATCATCAAATGGATGATTCATGTGTCCGGCTGCTCCACCCTCTGTTAATAACTGTAATGCAATTGATTCTCCTAATGATTTAGGTTTTGGTTCTTGTGGCATAATTCTAAATCTTGCTGCAGACCTACCATTAATTAATAAGTCTCCTTTATCATTAAAATTAATTGTTTTCACTACTACCTTTTTATTTTTAAATCTACCCATCATAATTGTATCGCCGATATTGATTGGTAAATTAATATCTTCTTTTAATGTAGTTGGCACTAATATCTCTCCTTTACTTGATTCAATAGAATCTTCTGCTCCTAAAAAATCTAAAAATTTATATCCTACAGATTGAGCAATATTTGAAATATAACTCTTCCATTTTGAATACCCAGGCCTTCCTTTGTAATCTTTAATATAATCTGTACCAGAAAACTCTCCTCCCTTGACACCTGTTGGAAAGTATGATACTGTCAATGGTGGTCCATCTGGAAAATTTGTATTATGAACTTCAATAGGATTATCCTTTACAATATAATTTATAACTTCATATCCTAAACGTTTTGCCATGGCATCTGTTTTCTTTCTATATGTATTCTGATTTCCATAAAAGTATCTTGGTCCATCATCTACATCAGCTTTACCTTGGCCTGTAACATTACTTCCTTCTTTAACTATAAATGATTCCATTATTGCAGAAAACTTTTTTCTTAATAACTGATATATTTTTGGATCATACCAGCCCATTATATTTTTAAATGTTTTCATGTCTGCGGTTGCCAATGCGGCTCTAATTGTTGTACCTGACATTTCACCAAATCCTGGTACTTTTAACTCTATATGCGGTGATATAACAACGTATCCATGTTTATCATATCCTTTTAGATTTGATTTAGACTTTGCAAAATCCTGGAAATAACCAGGTGAACCATCTTTTTTTGTATATCTTAATCTTCCTGCATCTTTTTTTCCATATACAAATACCACTGCAGTAGTTTCAGGATTATATTTTTTTAATATATTTTCTGGAGCATAAACATTTTTTTCTTGAGAAACATTTGTTATTCCATGTTTTCTAATTACCTGAACCTTTTCTCGAAAGTTTAATGGAGATTTTGGCAATGCAACTTTATCTGATGTTGCAATATATGTATTTTGTTTTCCAAATTGTTTTGCTAACCAGTCATATACTTTTGCATGATGTTGACCCATTGGTTGAAATCTACCTGGATATATTGCCACTACGGTTTTAATCGGAGAATCCATTTCCGTTAATAAATTGTCTACTATTTGTTCACCTAAATTCATTTTATATAAATATATAGATTATGCGTTCTCTAATGATATTATTCTAGTTTTCAAGTCTTCTATAATATCTTGTTGTTCTTTTATGGCCTCTGATAATATTGGGATCAAAGCAGAATAATTTATACTCTGTTTATTAGATATTATCGGATTTCCCATTTCTTCTGGTAATGCATTTCCATGTTGATCATGAGAACTTGTAAGATTACCGACCCACCAAGTTGTACCATCTTCTAAAAGACTTCCAGATTTATACAGTTTTACTTCTGTTGCTGTATTTACCACTCCTGGTAGTATAGGTTCTACTTCATCTGCTATATATCCATAACTTGCACTAACAGGTTTATTATATTTTATCCAATCAAATGAAACTGCTTTTAATTGTTTTACAATAGATATTGCATCCATCGCAGAACCAGTTAAATATTTTATATTTGTTTTTAGTCTTCTATCAGAAGAACTATATGAACCATGAATAGCAAAATCACCATCATTATCCATATTCCATCCTTCCCAGTCTGAACCATCATAATTTAACCATCTAGATTTTTGAGTATCTGTATTATAACCATAAATAGCATATTGAGTGCTAATAGCATCTTCATCATATATTTTCCACCAAGCAGTATGTTCAGCTCTTACTTCAGTAGCTGCATAAGTTTCGTTACCAGGTAATCCACCTGAGTCATCAGTTGTTTCAATTAATATCTTTGTTGCTCCAGTATCTTGGAAACCATCTGTTCCACCAGCGCCTGTACTTATATACAATTTACCTTTAATTGCTAGATCTCCATCAGCTGACATTTGGCCAACCATTGTATCTCCATTTTCATATTGTCCTATTGTTACACTGCCATCATAATGATTCCACTTACCATCTCTTCGAATTACTCTAACAGTATTATCTGTATTAGTATCATCATCCCAATCTTGTAATTGAAGAGATTTAATCTCTCGCAATTCACAATCATTAAAATCGATATTATCATGAACACCAGCTGTACCAATAATATTATCTACTCTTAATGTATTATGAATCATTACGTCTTCATTTGAAGTATCAATAGTTAAAGCTAAGGTTGATCCTATATTAGAACTGTTTCCAATTGAAAATCTATTGGATTGGTCATTATCAGATCCTACTGACCAATATGCACTATCTGTTCTAAAACAAATTCCTGCGTCACCTGCTCCTGTGTTCCAACAAAATATAGTAGGTCCGTATTGAGTAGTACCGTTATTTGATTTAACCGTAAGTTGTGCATTACTGGTGCCTTCTATATCTTCTATATGAACTTGGTTATGAAAATAATTCACATCTCCTACATTATCGGAAGATTCTAGTAACACAGGTGATCCTGCCGAGGCGGCGAATTTATATCTGTGTCCTGCTGTCATTGTTACTGTTGCCATTTTATTCTCCTATTCTAATCTCGTAAAGCGTTCATTTGTTGCATTGATGTACTAATACCATCATCAAATCCAGTTATAGCTACTATAACATCTATTAATATTTGCGATTCAACTTCGGTGCCATCATCAACTAAATCAAATCCTTTTATTAATCCTGGGTCATGATCTAAAATCATATGCATAACTCTATCTCCTCCTTGTGATCCATCAAATACTAAATTAACTCCACCTGTAACAGCCCTTGTATAATCAGACACGTTACCATTTGTCACTGTCACAACTTTGGTTGCAAAATTGGTTGCTACTGCAGAACCTGATAACAACATGCTTGATGCAGTTATTTGTCCATTTGCTTTCAAGAATGTTTGTCCTCCATCTCCTGAATTACTTGTAAGTTGTGTGCTATCAAATTGCCATCCTGCTATTTGATTGTCATCTGAACCTGCTGTTTCTCCTAGATGGAATATTGTCCCGCCGGCTCCATTACTTGTTTTTCCTTCAATACCCCATGTATCAACATCATGGTCTTGATACATTCTAACATAGTTGGAAGTACCTACTCCCGTTCCATCAGATGAAATTCTAATTTCTGTTTGTCCTGAATCTGCAGAACTTTGTCCCATCCATATCATTCCGCCTGCAGAGTCATACTTTATATAATTATTTGCAATCAACCAACCACCTATTTCACCTGCTGATGATGTGATAGCTCCACCTTTATCAACTTTGAAATTACCAGTATCTATTATATAATGGCCTGCAGAATTAATAGTTAAGTTTGTTGCGGCCAAATCAAATGTTTCTGCTTTCATTGTTAATGCAGTTCCATCTTTCTTAAGATAATTATTTGCATCTCCATATGCAAGGAAGTCACCAGTACCATCCATGTATATACCAGCATTTGTTCCTGCCACAGATGTGTTTGGAGTTGAACCTAATGCAATCTTACCTGAATTGGTTCCACTATCTAATATCATAGTTGATGTTGCAAGATCAAATGTATTAGCTTTAATTTCAACTGATGTACCAGATGCATCAAATTTTACAAAGTTAGTTGAATTACCATATGCAAGGAAACTACCATCTCCGTCCATATAAATACCTTTATTGGTTCCGGCTACAGATGCATTTGGTGTAACACCTAATGTTAAAATACCACTACCACTCAAGATGGCATTACCACCTTTTATTTTATCAGTTGATATTGTCCAACCACCTACAGTTCCATCATGAATAGATGGTTCTTTGTATGCATATACTCGATCAACAATTAATGGATCTCCAGCTGCTATATCAGTCCAATTTAAAACAATTAATGAAGCCCATTTAGCTGTGCTAGTTGGTCTATATATAAATTCATAATCTGTAAATGAAGTTGCAACAGGTCCATTTTCAACACTTGTTCCAGCTATTCTTTCAAATTGGAATGAACCACTTGAATTTTGAGTTCCTTGCGTCACTTGCCTTGTAGCTTCTTGTACGCCAGCTTCTGAGATACTAGCATTATAAGATACATGAGTATCTCCAGAATCTAACTCAGAATCATATTCTTGCATTCTAATATAAAGTCCGGATGAATCAACTACTTCTCCTCGAAGCCTTACTTGTACTCGATATTCAGATCCAACTGATACATGAAAGGCTGGCCAGCCAGCGCCAATATGGGCATCACTATCATTAACAATTACTAGTTGTTGACTTGCTGCTAAACTTCCAGAAAAACTAATATTGGTTGCGGTTGCACCACCATACACGGCTTTTACTCCGGCTGGTCTTCCATCAGGCGCAGCTAATTCAAAATTAGGATTATAAATTAAAGAACTTCCTTGAGTGGTTGAACCTGTCTGATTCAATGTATTGGCTTCTGTTAAATCTGAAGTTCCAATAGTTACTGTTCCTGCAAATCCTGCATTACCTGTTGCTGTATCAACATAGAATTGTTTTGTATGAATTCCATCTGCACCAATGGTTATATCTGCATTGTTTGCGGCAAATCCAGAAGTGTCTTTTGTTCCAGAATATATTGCATCTTCTTCAATTGTAAAGCCTGCTATTAATCCACCAGATGCTGATATTCCTCCTGATACAATTAAATCTGTTCCGTCAAATTCTAATGATGGATTTGTATCTCCACCCATTTTAAATGTGCCATCATTAAGATTAAACTCAGATCCTACTTGGCCACCATCGGTCCAATTATTAGATTGCACTTTACCAGTTTTAACCATATCACCAGTTATTTTGGTAATACCTTGTTGATATGATTCTTGGTCTAAATCTTTCTTAAGTAGGAAGTCTAAACAACGTTCCAATGGTGTTTCTTTAATATAATTATATCTTGTAGTTGATATAATTATTCTACCTCCTCTTGGATTAGTACCATAAAATGCTAAATAGGCTGCAGTTGTATTTGTAGCTATATTACCAGTATCTGATATTGTAGGTATCGAACCAGATATTGCAATTGGTGCATATGTAGAACCTCCTCCATCTGAATAAACTGTTATTGGAATATTACCTGTATCAGCAGGAGCCGAATCTGACCATACCGACCAACCTTGACCGATTGGATCTGTTTCTTGCAATCCAGATCCTGTTGCTATATGACCGTTTTCATATGGATTTGATGCAACACCACTAGTATGCTGTTTAATAGGATAATCAGTACCACCTGATCCGGTTACATCTGCACCTGCCATATTATTCGCTTGTACAAATACAGACTGTCCTTCATCAAATAGATTCATAACCATCTGTTCTTTTTCTACATTCCATACTTCACCTGAAAATACATATAAATCATATCCTTGATCGTAACCTAAAATATCCGAAGGCGTAGTTGAACCTGTAGTTGTATTTTCAAAGTAATTTGTATATCCTAATGAACTTGAAATAACTCTACTACCTGGTGTAGGATCTGCTGAAGCTGATTCTATTAATGCAATTCTATAATCTGCCTTTGTTTTATTTGGCATATAAAATGATTCAGAATTTTGTACTTGAATATTTCCTATTATTTGTAATGATGCATCAGCTGCGCTCCACATCAATGAACCAGTACTATCTCCTCCTAAATAGAAGTTACCAGCACTATCCATATAAGTTGCAAAACCACCATTATAATATCCCATGTATTGAGATGTTAAATTTAATCCTTCAGCTGCTGTATTTGTTGTCAATGTGAATCCATCTCCTCCAAATGCATAATTGGATGGATTATGTAATGATGTAGTAGCTGCGTTAGTTGTATAAGGTCCTAACATTGAACTGGTTGCTGTTTCTTCTATGAATCCTCCAATCAATAATGTAGTACCGTCCCAAGATAATTTTGGATTGCTAGAACCTCCTAACTTGAATGTTCCATTATCTAAACTAAATTCAGAACCAACTGATGGGCCCCAATTATTTGATCTTAAATGTCCTGATGTTATAGAATCTCCTTCAATGATTGTTCTACCAACACCTGCATTAGGACTTAAATATAATGCTTGAACTTCTTCATCAGTTAATGAACCAGTATAAATCCTAAAGTCATCTATTTCACCTTTAAAATTATATGCATATTGTGCTCCTTGGTATCCTCCGATGTTAAGATCTGCTCCTACAGCTGGTCCCATTGTTGGATTTCTATATTTTGCCCAACCTTTCCATTGACCATTAATATATAAACTTGCAGTCAATGTTAATGTATCATTTACAACAGCAAAGTGAGTCCATAATCCATCATATTCTTGCCAAGTAACATCTGGTCCTCCTGGATATTCTTGGAAAGGATTATTGTCACCATCACCTGTATTCCATAATATTTTAGTGCCATTAAACCAAAGATCTAATTGAGCATTATTACCAGCACCACCAACACCAGCAACTAATGCTCCTCCTCCGTGAGGATTTGTAAATGAAGTATCTGCATCAACTGAAAATGACATTTGAGAAGTATCTGATTTGTCTATCTTTAGCCAATGTGCAAATGTATGGTTATCATATAATTGTATTGGATTCAATGTTAACTTACCAGTTTTATCAGTTACACCTGGAAATACTGCAGAACCACCTATTTTGGCACTTGAAGAATTGCATGTAACGGCCGTACCGGCGTCTATCTGAATGGTTCCATTTTCATGTTGTCTAAATCCTGACACATCTTGTAATAAACTACTTGAACCAAAAGATCCAGTTGATATAAATCCATCAAATGGTAAATGTAAAATTAATCCTTCACTTGGAGGAGCGGTTGGTAATGAACTTACTTCAATCTTTCCTTTGAAATATCCATTGGTTGTATAAATACCATGACCAGTTACTCCATCACTAAATGAACTATCTGTTATTCCTGATAAATCTCCTACTTGTGCTGCAAGATTCAAATCATATAATCCTGAACCTGTTCTTTCTACAATTTGCATATATGGTGTAAATGGGTCATTTGGATTGGCATTTAATCTAATATATCCAGTATTAATTTTACCTGTTGATACAATTACCTGAGAACCTGTATATGATTGTGCAGCAAATGGAGAATCTCCTAATGAACCTGATGGTCCATGAGTAGGAGAACCATCATAACTTATACTCCTAGTTACAAATAAGAAGCCACCAAAGTCAGTATCGCTTGATGCATCAAATCTAGAAGCTGATTGAACTCTTACGTACTCTGTAGTAAATCCAGTTGATGATACTTTTTTAAGTGATAATATTTCTCCATATGTAAATCCAGATACATTTGCAATTGACATTGTTGTATCTGTTGCATCATGAAAGGCTCCTGGATGTAATGCTGATCCTGTTAACACTGATGAGTTTGCAACATATAATTGTCCACCAACCGCATTAACTGTTTCTTTTTCAAATACTGCAGTAGATAATGTTCCTCTTATTCTTGCATTCTCTACTTCTAGGAATCCTCCTGACACCGCAGTTAATCTAAATCCTGAACCTGCTAAGTTTGAAACAAATCCATCTGATTCAATAGTTCCTTCTTTTCTGATGATCATATTACCACCAGTTAATTTTTCATTATCAAATGCCCAACCAGCAATTTGATTATCTTCTTCTCCTGATTCTACATTGGCTCCTAAAGCAAATAATATATTGCCTCCAGATTTGCCCATCAATCCCCAATTATCACTTGCAGCAAAATGTGTTCTTACAAAATCATCTGCAGATTTTCTAACAAGTAATTCAGGAGTAGCTCCTCCTTCAAGGAATGCATTTGATGATGATAACATATCACCGTTTATATTCCAACCTGCAATATCTCCTCCATCAAATAATACCTGTGATCCAGTTATTCTACCATCAGATCTTAATATCAAGTCTTCATTTAATGATTTAATTACATCTGTTTGTACTTCAAATCCACCAATACTTGCAGATACAAATTTGGCTAAACCTTGAGATGTAATAGATGCAGATGCATTTGATAATGTTGATGGCGATCCTCCAATTGAAGCAGGAGTTTGAATATTATCAGCTGTAATTGTTCCTTGTACTGTTAATGTACTTCCTAAAAATTGTAAGAAGTTACCAGCTGCTTTATCACCTAATAATATATCAGAACCTGTAATTGTTCCATCAGCTGATACTTTAAATGCTGAAGAAGATATAAATGATACTGGATCTGCTGTATCTAATGATGCTGATATTCTCCATCTATTAGATCTATATAAAGAACCACTTATAAAATTAATTCCAGCTATTTGATTTTCTGATCCTAATTCAAATATTTTTTCTGTTCCTACTGTTCCTAATAGTCCCCAATCAGTTGCACTATTATAAAACATATTTACTGTATTATTTGTATCAGATTGTACTTTTACAAACGGTGTATTATCTCCTTGCAATACAATATAATCACTTGTAGATTTTAAATTTGTTCCATCTATTGTCCATCCAGCTACCACTCCTCCATCAAATTGTACATCAGATCCTGTTACTTCACCTGAGTGTTTTACTTTAAATGTACTTGAACTAATAAAATATGTTTGAGTAGAATCATTTAATTCTACCCCTGAGGTTTCTAAACTATGGTCTCCTAATGTAAATCCTCCTATCAATCCTGCACTTGCAGATACTCTACCATCTGAATCTACTTGGAAACCTGAAGATGAAATATGATATGGTCCATCTGCATCTAATATAACTGAATTATTACTTGATGATAATGTAGTTGTTCCTATACCCCAACCACCAATAGTTCCTCCTGCTTCTGCGGTGATTGTTCCTTGCATGATAACATCACCTTGTCTATCTAAATGGAAATTAGATGATGTAATTTCTATTGCTCCATTTGCACCAGATATAAACGAATCATCACCTCCTAGGAAGAATGAATCAGTACGTATTTCTAAACCAGCTGGTTTTCCAGAAATTGATCCTGATGTTGCAAATCTGAAGAAACTTGATGAGTCTTGTACAAGTTCTAATCCTACACCACCATAGCCATCTGGGGAGTCAGGTAAAACAGATGCACTATAAAATAAGAATCCTGATCCTTTACCTGCAGATGCAGATGTAAATCCTTGATAACCTATAGACCTAATAAATGCTGAACTAACACCTGCAAGTTCTATACCAGATCCTACTGTATTACCAATTGTTATTGAACCTGTTATAAGTCCGCTATCACCTTCAAAATAATTGTTATCGCCATCAAATATAGCTCCTTGGGCATAAGTTTCAGTTTGTGCAGGAGCTCCTAAATAATCTACATATTGGAATCGGAATGCCATTGGTGCATTCATTGCATCAGTTGGTATTCGAATATTCAATGTATGGAAGTTAGGAGAAAATCCTGTATCTAGATTTGCCGTTAAAGATATATTTGTAATAAACCAACTTCCTTTTCTAATTACAAATATTGGTGTAAATGTTTCTGTATATTCAGGTACAAATTCTACTCTATTAAATACTGCTGCTCCTCCTGCTACTGATTCAAGAGTTCCTAAATAATTTCCATATTGTGAATCTGTAAATGGACCTGTTAATCCTCCACCTATCTGTGATTGCTGGATACCTCCATTATATGTTCTTGCATCACTTATTGATGAACCTGACATATATACATCTATCCTTGCATCTGTAGGAGATACATTTTGAGCATTCATTGAACCTGTATTAATTGCCTTTGCAAAAAACTGAAATGCATATTCTGAATTTGCAAAACATATTGGTCTAAATTCTTTTTTCAATTGCATTTTAACACCTGTATTTTGTGTTAATGGATCAGTTGATTTTATTTGTATAGATTCATTTAAAGTATCCATATCAAATTTTCCTTCACCACCAGTGAATTCATAATACAATCCAATATGGTTTTGATCTGCAATTTGTCCTATTTTAGTTTCTGTTAATCCTAATGTTACATCAGCTGAAGTAGATCCTGTATCGACCATCACTTCTTGTAATTCTAATATTGATGTTCCAGTATCTATAAAGTCTCCTGGAGCTCCCATCATTTTATAAGAAGTTTTAACTCCCATTACATCACCAGTTGCTGGTTCTATATTTGATAATTTAATATGAGCAAATGACATTGAATTTTCTGTCTCAGCTGTCATTTGTGGAACCCAGAAGCTCATTGTCACAGTTGATGGATTAAAGTCAATTATATGTTCTCCATCTTGAGGTTTACTAACTCTTCCAACTGAGAAATCAAATGCCGGAGATAATTTAGCTGTGGTTGAATTTTCTATATCTACAATTGTTGCAACATATGTACAATCTATTGTTTTTGATCCTCCTCCTTCACTTACATGTTCACTTGCTGCTGATACATGGACTGCCTCTCCTGCTGAATTTAACCATGTATCATTTGGAACGGTAGCTACTGGTCTATTAATTATTACTGTTGCACCTAAATGTAAACTACCTGTTAATGGTAGTCCTACAAATGTTGCTGTTGTGGTATCAGGTGGATTATATACAACGGTTTGGATTGATGTAACTTCATTTTGAGGAGCTGCCATCAAATCAGCCGCGGCCTTAGTTGGTGGTGGTAATGCTGTTAATGTAGTTCCACCAGGTCCTTGATTACCAACATTTCCAAGTGCATTATTTATAACCTGTGCCGGATCGGCTATCTGTAACTGTGTCTTTGTTTGTGCTGCAGTTAAATTATTTATTGTACCTGCAACTGCTGGTGAATTGGCTAATGTAGATGGCATTGCAGATGCTACCTTTGATTTTCCCATTGCTTTTGCAATTGTCTTACCAGAAAATTGTGCTTCTTGTACCATCACCATATTTGCATTTGCTTGTGCCTGTGCTGCAAATGCAGGCCAAACAGCTGTTACTACTTGGTTTGCAATTCCTGCTGCAGTAGGTACAGATATATTTGTAGTTATAGTTGAATATCCTCCTGCAGGTCCCGTTCCTGAAACTGACATACCTGTTGCAACAGATCCTGATACTTGTTTAAAGAATGTTGGCAGATCAGTTATCTGGGCAAATGTTTTTACTTGTTCTGAAATAGCTACTTTAGGTTGTTGTAAAAATATTATTTCTGAACCATTTCTTCTATTTGGTGCAATTCTTGTTGTACGTTTCCATAATACATTTGGTAAATTTTTATATAAGTCTGAATTTTGATCTGAACTATATCTATACCTCTGTCCTGATTCCGGATCAAGCTGCATACGACCAGCTAAATAAAATGTACATCTTCCTTCTGGTGTATCTGGATATACCCATACGGCTAATACCCTTACACCATCTTTTTCCATATATGGAAGTACATCATAATAAACTGGATCGCCATTATAATCTAATATTTCTACATATATATTAGAATCATCTACTAGTGAGTCAGGATCACCACGAAACTTAAACACATTTTTACCTGCTGTTAATGTTTCTGGAAATTCTACTACTTCGAAAAAGTCTTTGGATAATGGATCACGATCAACTACGTCATACCGTAACTGTTCATTATCTTTTAATCCTATATAAGAGGCTTCTCTTCTTATCGGCATATATGTTCCCTAGTTTTACCTTAAATATTTATTATAAATATGGTAAAACATTAATTATAGGAAATATTTGAGTAGCCGTTTGTCTTTTTAATTTCAATTAATTTATCTACTATGTCTCGCATTGCATCTATATGAGAAATACACATAATAAATCCAAACTGTGATTTTAAATAATCAAATAACATATACATTGAATTAAGATTGTCTGAATCTAATACTCCAAAACCTTCATCAATTGCAAGAAAATTTGGCCTAGGAAGATTTGATACATTTATTAGAGAAGTTCTAATAGCTAATGATGAAATAAATTTCTCCATACCAGATGTTAATTCTAATGGCCAGTAATTATCATCATCATATACAATAAATGCATTTATATTTTTGCCATCTGTATGTAATATAATTGTAAATTCAACAATTTGATTTAAGATATTATTTATTTCAGCTTCTATTTGTGGAAGTGCTCTAGTTATTAAATGATAAGGAACTCCATTACGCTGAACTGCTTTTTGATAATATTCATATCCTTGATATTGTTGTTCTAATGATTTTAATCTATTAATACCATCAATTGCATCTTGTCTAGACTTTTCAGCCATTTTTAATTTACCTGAAAGAGATAATAGTTTAGTATGTAATTGTCCTAATTCTGAACTTACTGTTGTTATTTCTTCTCTAATTTCAGATATTTCAGAATTTTTAGTTTTATTAAATTCAATATTATCTTTTTGTTTTTGAGATTTTGTTAATTGTTTTTTCTTATCACGTATATCATTATTTATAGATTCAATATCCCATTTACACTTTTCTAATTCATGTTTATATGCAATTAATGTTCCATTATTTATTCCTAATGAATGTTTTAAATCAGCTAAAACTTTTAATTTTTCTTTTGGTTTATCTTCATGTTCTATTTTTGCAATACCATCTTCATGATGTTTAATATCAAATTCTAAAACTTGTTCTTCATCAATTAATTTAGGCAATAAGTCTGCAACTTGTTGAGTTTCTTTTAACCATGGATTAGCCATACAATAACTACAATCTTCATCCCATTCATGTTTGTCTAATTTTGAAACC